GACATGATACTTTGGATTAAATTCTGCAAAGGCCGCTCCTTCTACGATTGACCAGTCACCGTCGAGCAGCTTTCTGCGCTGTTCTTCTGGTAGACCTAGAAGCGATCTTTCGTAGGCACCGTCTTCGTAAAGGCTTGGATTATCCTTTAGGCGGGCGGGAATGAACTTCCTTTTAAATAGTGGTTTTCCCCGTTTGGTTGGATCTTCGTGATCATCTGGGTAACAAAGAACCTCACCAGTCTCTACGTCCTTGGCCCAGAATGACTGACCAGCAGGAGCTGGGTCAATGAACATCTTCTTAACCCAATGGTGACCGGGACCACCGGGGTTAGTCGTTGCTCTCATATAGCCTGTACCACCGATCTGACGCTTAAGGTCTTTGTTGGTGATACGGAGACGAGACTTCAAATATGTATATGCGAATGGTGTGGGATACTGTGTAAGCTCATCCATACCAATCCATGAGAATGCCTGACCCTGATAACGCATGACGTCTTCGTCACGATCAAGGTAGGTGATCCAGAACTTGGCACCAGAAGGGAAGACCCACATAGAGTCCTTCTCTTTCCACTGGGCACCGGGAAAGGCTTTAGGATAGATCTTCTGAGATTCCCATTTAAGCTCTCTTAGTTCGTCATTGGTACGACGAAGGAGGAGGCCAACAAAATCAGGATTATCAAAATATCTCATAGGGTCGGCGAGCATTGCATAGCTCTTGCCCCCTCCGGCTGCACCACCATAAAGAACTTCTTCATCTGTACTGGACAAGAAAGAAGTCTGAGGACCGGGATGCGGCTTAAAGATCCAGTTGACTGACTCAGGGACTGGCGGCTTCGATTTGTATTCGCCATCCTGTGCAAGCTGTCGGAAGTGTTCTCCCCTACCGTCAACCTTCTCGGGACGGCCTTCTGGGAAGTCTTCATCCTTGAGCTTCTTGTCGAGGTACTTCTGTTCTAGCTTGGTATACTTATTCTTTGCATTCGTAATGGCCCTCTTTGCCACAGCCTTTTCGACTGTCTCTTTAGATGGCTTCTTCCTAGGATCACCAGTAAGGATCTTACGGTTAGTCTTACGGTTGAGGAAAGGCTTACGATGTTTCTTATATAGATTGGAAATAGTCTGGTGGACCATAGAGCGGAGGAGCTTCTGTGACAGCCATTCGCAGACTTCACGTAGGCTAGAGCCAGCATCAATATAGTCGAATGCTTGTTCAATGAAGAAGATCTGGTCAGCATCTGGGACAATAAGATAGGGGTCTTCTGGGTCTACTTTATAACCAGTACCTATCTTGCCATAGGGGATCTTACGTCTCCACTCAGGCCAACGTTCCAATTTGATTTCTGACAAACAATGAATCCTTATTCATGATCTATGGTAAGGGGCTCCTCTTTGTCCTTGGCAGGAAGAATAAACATATTCCGTACCTCAGTGACCTTAGGGGCCTCTTCTTTAAATACTCCACCTCTGTCCAATATGTCTCTGGCGGCTGCGATGATATGACCGTTGCCGGGACGATTGGGATCTAACAAAACAGAGGTTAGGTTTATGGCTGCACTGGCGGACTGGGAGATTAGATACTCCTTGGTACGCTCTCTGATCTGTAGGCTGAGATGCTTTGTGAGGGCACTGGTGGGATAGTTCTTGGGGTAACCAACAGTATCCATAGCCGCTCGTACATTACCGCTACACTCATCGAACAGTACATTAAGGAATGCTTCTTCCTTCTGTGTCAGACCAGAGTCTGTAATGGTGTCCTGAACTAGCAGGTCTTTTAAATCGCTCAATGGTATATCCCTTAAATGAAATCCTTCAAGAACCAGTACTTCAAGATAATTGAGTGTAACGTTTGATTTATATGTTGAAGTATACTGCTCGTATTCAGTCTTGAAGTAACTACAGTACTTGAAGCGGTTAAGTTAGAACCAAGCATACTTCAACAGACTGTAATAGAGAAGATCTAAGACGTCTTCAGAGCAGTAGTCATAACTTGAGTTTCTTTTTGTTCCTATAGGTTAATTATAACAGTTTTCTAAAACCTTGTCAATACCTAAACGTGCATTTAGTGACAAATAATCGTAATAATTGCAAAATAAATTGAACAATCGTTGATTTTGTTTAGTTTTCTTCAAGTTCAGGTAGAAATCCTTCAATATATGGACAATAAGTTGTCGAATTCGCCAGTTGTGTCCCCTTAATCATGCAGTATGGGGTATACACTTGAAGATATTATACAGTTAATTGAAGAAAGTAATTTATACACCTAAATTATTGAAAAATATGTGGAATTGGTATACAACTATAGGTACCCCTCCCTTGGTCCGGCCCGGTAGTATAGAATTTCCGGGTCAAGTATAGTGAAAGTATTGGGTTAATGTAACATGCATACTTCACGCTATCTTGCTTACTCTTATACTTGAAGATACTTAGTATTACTTGAAGCTAAGTATAGTTATACTTGAAGTGAGTATAGAATATTCTTGAAGAACTATACTTGAAGAATAGCATTACTTAGGTATGTGTCGGTTGCAACGTTACTCAGCTAAACACAACAAAGAGGTGTAATTAATCTCAGGCTATTGACATGTACATTCGTTACTCCATTGGTGAACGGTTGTATTCCATTGTTCACATATCATTCAGGTTGTGGGAACTAGGGAACTAGCGTGTCCGCCCTAGGGAAATGATGATTGATGATTGTTATCATTTGTGTTCAATAATAATGAACGATTGTCTTTTCTTTGTTCAATATCCTTGAACGAAACTGGGCTCTTTGATGGCTGATGATTTGTCATATGTGCGTTCAATAATCGATAACAATGGGCATTTATTGTTCATAGCATAAAAACCGGTTGCAACAAAATGGTTCTACACTTTTAGACTATTCAGGATTATTTGTGCTAAAACAGGGCTAAAATCGTATGGTTGCAAGCAATTTGATTCACAACCGAAAAAAGTGCTAAAATGCCATAGAACGTCAAGGGATAGCCTAGCGCCTATATCAATGGTGCAATCCCTTCTGGAAAACGAAACGCCTCTCAGCGGGCTTGTATGGCGGAAATAGAGCCTATCGCCTTTTGCCAGAATATGGGGTTTTCCTAGGGGAAACATAGGAATATAGTCCTAGGATTATAAACCTAGGATTAAGATCCTACAACCTGGAGTTGGTTGATACAACCTGGGATATATGATATACTTATGGTTGAAAATGAGAAATTTACACAACTTAGAACGAAAGGCTCTTGACAAGATTTTTGAGCCCATTAGAAAGGAGTCAGCCGAAGCGAATTTCGGTTAGCCCTAGTGGTGGATGAGCGGGGTTCGCCCTTGCTCTCTATAGGCGGTTCGCCAGAAGGTTCTAACCCTTCACAGAACACGGTTTACCCGCTCCCTTTGGGCGGATGTACTAAGGAGAAGATAGCGAAGGCTCGCAAAGGTTCCCCTCCATAACTTAATGGGAACCTGCCCAACAAAAGGGTAGCACTCACGGTAAACCAAACGCTCGCAAATGGGTTAGTCGGAAGTCCGTCCAAGCAAATAAGCCTAGGGAATAAAGCCCGGTTCGCTTTTCTCCCTTATCCTCCACAGTCAGAGAGTGGATAAAGGTTAAGGATAGAAATGCAAACGTCGGCGAATACCTGAAACCTCATTATCGTGGGGAACCGGTTCGAAAGGACTTTTGGTAGGCATGTAAATTGTGAACTAGCAATCTGAAAAGATAGGGGTTCAAGGTAAAACCTAAGCAATTCCCATAGAAAACTTTCCTTCCTATCCTCCATTTCAAGACGGATGCAACGCAAATGTTGTGTCACTCTAAAGGCTTGGCAATTAACCCTATACTGCAAGAACGCTAGGGTTTGCGACAACATACAGCCGATTAAGAGGTACAAAGCAAACTCATCATTCCGATGAGCCTTAACCCTAACCCCTTGATAGTTGCGATGTTAGGAAGGTTTTCAAATAGATCGAACACAACACGGGAAATACCAGTCTCATTCCGTACCTTATTAGTCCTATGACCCCGACGGGTTTAACTGGCTTAGGATATGCAATGAGGCGACTAGCTACGAGTGTAGATGCATGTGTTGAAGGAAGAGCTACCTGTTACTCGAAACGGGGTGAAGAACGCAACGTAAGAGCCTTACGAGGGTATTACAGACGGTTGCCGCTGGCCTAGGGCGAAAGCCTATGTCGCAAATGACATTACGAATGAGATACCTTGCATGAATGAAAACCCGTGACACTATGCCAGAGAGAACCGATGAAAAGGGAAGAACAAAGGCGTTAGAGCGTTTGTGGTGTAAAAATAAGAATTTACTTGTTAGTCTTTACTGATGAAACAAGGGGAAAAGTTGTCTAACGCTATGATCAAGGCGGATTAGCGTTAGTGATAATGTGTAACGAACATTATTAGAGTTAGAATTGTAGTTTTGATTGCATCCAATATTCACAAAGTAAACCTAAGCACTTATCCCTTGGATAAAGGGAAGGTGTTCACAGTGTTTGTGTGAGGATGCAATCATTGATGCAATTCGGAATAGTCCGAAACATCAGGCTAATAGGTAGTATTCCTTAGCCAATCAAAGGGAAAATCCAAATGTCTGTAGAAATCATTCGTGGCAATGCTGAACTCGACAAGATGAGCAAGGAACTCGTCGCTCATATCAAAGACACTGATGAGCGTATCGCTTCCTACCTGCTTTCTGAGTGCATCCACATTGAAGAGCACCGGAACCCCACTCGGCTTAACCAGTTCTTCACTGCTATCAAGGGTTCTGGCCAGCGGGTTAACGCAATGCACAATTTCGTTCAGGTCTTTGCGAACCTGAAATTCCAGAAGGAAGCTGCTAATTCCATCGTTATGAAGGATGGAAAGCCAGCTGTGAAGGTAGTTAAGGGTATCAAAGACCCTTATGCCAAGGAAGGGCAGAACGGGGAGGTTTGGGGGGTTTACTACCTCATCAAGAACGCTCGCAAGCAAGTTGTGATCAAGGTCACAAAGGACGGCAAGACGGAAAAACAGACCCTTTCGCTAGACCAGCATTGGGAACGTGCCCAGAACACGCCTTGGTACAAGTTTCAGCCGGAAAAGGCTCCAACTGCTTTTGACGCTGATGCAAAAATCAAGAGCCTCTTGAAGCAGCTTTGGGGGGTTGTTCTTGATGGTGATGCAATCGTTTCGGACGCCCTTATGAATGGGCTAACGAACCTTGCCTTTGCAACCGGCGTTGCTGAGAACCCGTCCGATTTGTTGCCTACCTCATGGCACAACAAGACAAAAGACGTTCCTGAAAAGTACAAGGGCGTTTTGCATCTTGTAGTGGATAACACTCAGAAAAAGCCCGACGCTGATGAGGCTGGAAAGCCTACGGCTGATGAGCAAAAGGAGATTGCAAAGACGCTTGCGAACTCCAAGCCTAAGAACAAGGCAAATCCCGGCGCTAGCCTTGGCTAATCCGGTTAGCTACTCCCCTCGTGGGGTTCGTTACACCCACGCTTGCTAACTGTGAAGCTAGACCCCATTGGAATTATCCTTTGGGGTCTAGTGCTATCTATCACCATGCTTTCATATGCCCATACAGGTTCCTACATAGCGTTATTCCCCGTTCCGCTATGCAGGGTAATAGGTATACACAGCCGCACTGTGTGCCCTCCTGTATGGGTTTATGAGTGCATGTATTCAATTTCCCTATACTTACGGGTTTGGGCGATTGGTGTACTCATTGTTAAGCTAGCCAATCAAACGGGAGAGCGCGGGCTAGGGCAGGTTAGACAATCCCAAATCAAACTACACATAGACATGAGCAAGTCTATAAAAGGCTCATTCATCAATTCAGAATGGGGAAACATCATGCGTATTAACGTCAAATCGTCTTTAGAAACTCTTGTGTGCCAACTGGAATATGCAGTGAAGTCTCACAACGGGAAAACTACAATCACCCAATCGGATATAGACCTATTGGTAGCGGCTCTTAAGCATCTGCCTGATAGGTACGCTTTGCGCTACACTCATGATTTGGCTGTGGCAAAGACTTGCAATAGCAATTGGCTTTCACTGATACCCGCTAGCAATCGGGATAGCCTGATGCATATCATTGATACATCAATGGGCGAAATTATGTGGCAAAACGGTATGTCACAACGCTATGGTTCCGCTGGCTTGGCAAAGGGAGAATGATTATGCGCGACTATCCTAAGCCTATCAACAAAGGTGCAATCTATGCTGAGTTTACGGACGTTAGCGTCTATACTGATAGCGTAGCATTGCCTGTAGTGTCTTTCTGCTTTCCAGAAGAGGCACGTTATCGCGTCAAGGCGGATCAAAGACGCCCTAGGCGTGGGCCTTACGTTACCAATGGTAACAATGAGCTAGTCGAGATTGAACCGGCTGATGTAGCAATGTTTGAGGCAAAGGCGCGCCTTCTGTGTGAGAAGCTAGGCGTTAAACCGCTTCACTTTTTTGTGGGTGAAACGGGAACCTTTGAAACAATCAATGGGCTATGTGTGCCCACTCATCTGGAGTGATTGCCATGAGCGAACGTGTGAAAAGACCCTACACAATCCTTTGCACTCGTGAAGGAACAAGTGCACAAGAGCAATGGGTTTATACCTTTGGCGATTATGACAAAGCCGTTGTGCGTCAAGAGCGTATGGATTGGTATGATAGCAATCGCCATTGGAGCGAATTTATCTATCACCCAACTGGAGTTAAGAACCGGTATCGCGCTAGATTGCGTGATTGTTGCGTATTGTATCTGAGTGATGATACGAAAGAGGCTATTGAAAGTGCAGTGCATGATTTGAATGTGTCTGAGTTTGAGGGGCAAAATCGCCCATAAAGGAGACAAGGCAATGACACGCTTTATTCAGAACTGGAAAATGTATGAACGTATACCAATGAAGAATAGCAAAACCCTTCCTGATGAGGGGTTTGAGCCGCGCTTAGTGGATATCATTGATAACCCCGCTGGCTTTCGTCCGTTCCTTGTGTACTGCAATCCAAAGGCGGATAAACGCGTTCCTAGGGGTTCTGGCAAGCATAGGGTTATTGTCATATGTAATTGCGGCAGACACATACCTTTTGGTCGTATGGGTCAACACTACAAGAGGAGTGTTTGCTCATGACACGGGGTTATGTCTCCTTTCGTAATGAGGATGGAACGCAATACTTCCTTTCCTACACTAGTGGAACCGTCAACATGACTGGGGGTTCTGAGTGCTATAAGTATCGAGGGGTTTTCACTGAGGAAACCTTTCGTCTTATGCAGGCTCATGTCGAGCAATCTAAGGCGCGCGACTGTGGCGATAATGGGTTCTTTGGCTGGTACGGTTTAAAGTTCACGCCTATGAGTGATGCTAAGGCAGATGAACAAGAGCTAGTGTCTGAGGCTTTCCTAGGCCAAGGCGATTGGTATGAAAAATATGGGGAGGATGATTGATGTTTATCAGGTCAAGAGCTAACCCCACAATCATTGGCATATTGCTTGCTGAAAAGGTAGAGGGATGGAATGCTGTTAAGATTAAGACGGCTGATATCCCTTACAAGGGCGAACATGGTATAGGTGCTTTGTTCAACTATAGCCCTAAATGTTGGTATCTCTGCGAGCGTGGGGATATTGGTGCTATCAACGCCTATAGAGCGTGGGCTCTTATGGGTAAACCAATGATCGATATTTTGTAAGGAGAATGTCCATGTCTAACTACACGCTAATCCTGACTGTAATATTCCTTATCTTTGCCTTTGCCGTAGTGGCATATTGCAGGGAGGAGTAACCATGCGTTCTGATATCATCAGGGTTAAGGCCGCTGATATGAAACGTATGACGGAAGAGGTAGAATTGGGCTATCTCCTTTTCTGTTTTGAGCTAGTATCGTTCAAGAGTAATGGCGATGCATTGCTTAGGGCTAATCGCCTTGCTACCCGTGAATTAACCCGTAAGGGAGTGTCGTATTCCCTTAACGATATAGAGGATGATTGACATGGTAATGTCGTTTGCTGAGGTATGTAAGATTGTGTTTGAAGAGTGCAACAATCCATATGCAAAGACCTATGCCAAGGCAGGATTGCGTATGACAGACCCTTATGAGGTAAAGGTGCAAGCCCTCTATATCCTTTCCAATCTCACGTATTGGCGTGGGGCTAGGGCAAAGGAAATCAAAGCAGTGCTTACTGAATACACAAAGAACTAAACATTAGGATTGATATTTAGCCTCTTTCATAGGGGCTATATTTTTGTCTTAACGTAAGGGGAAACAACATGGCAAACATCATTCGTGACTTCTATGCAAGGGAGCATAACGTTATGTCCCCTAATTACCTTACTCAGGAAATGGCGATTGTCATATGCAACCATGTAGTTTGTGTAGACGGGTTTACCATGTCCGTACAAGCCTCATCATATCACTACAGTTCGCCTAGGTATTTCCTGCCTAGTGGCGATTACTCCCATTGGGAAATCATGCAAATGACTGGGCAGGATGAGCCTTTGCTTGATGCTTACAAGGGCGATGAGGTTTACCCGTATGTCCCTACGGATATAGTCAATCAAGTTATCATCAAGCATGGTGGCTTGGCTGAGAATACAGTGCAGATCATTAAGTGAACGCCAGCAACGGAGGGTATCCATATGGCAAAGTATGATTTCTATAAAGTCTATCAGGGTCCGCGTGGGGCTCATCTAAATCACCTGACTAAGAATACCTTGACTAAGGAGCTACGCACAACGGGTTCCGCCAAGCCAAGGAAACTTGCTGAGGGTCGTTCTGTCCAAGGGCGCGACGCTAACCCAGCGGGTTAAACTAACCCCCCAGCTACGGCCGCTTCCGCTGGGGGTAACTAAGGTGCCGTCGAATGAGACAGACGGTTAAATGAACGCCAAAGATCGTCAGCCTATTTTTCTTCGACCCTGTGACGGAGTGGTTTAACGTGTCGGTCTGCAAAACCGATGGCATGAATTTGTCCGCGAGTTCGAATCTCGCCGGGGTCTCCAAAGCTCTACAGTGCCTTTCATCGCCTTTGGCTAGGGTAGTACCCTCCAAGGGCTTAACGCTTGTCAGTGGCCTTGTATGGCCGAAATAGGGAGTATCTAATATGTATGTCCTTGTGCTTATCCTTATCGGCAACCAAGGTCCAGCCATGACAACCATCCCTGTCCCTTACGAGTTCAAGGAGCAGTGTACTACAGCCGGAGAGGTGTTTGTCGCTAACGCAAAACTCATGAACCGGAAATACGAGTGCATTTCATTAAAACCATTATCAGAGGATTAAGAATGAAACGTATTGCATACATGTCAACACTGGGAGCCCTAGCGATTGGGGCTCTTTCTGTTCTGTCGTCCTGTACAGATGCAGACATTGCGGCAAACAACATAAAGGCAGCGGCTGACAACTTTGAAGTCAATCGTCGAATTGTGTTCTTCGCCACAACAATGAAGGGTACTGAGTACCTTCTAACCATTCAGGGTCTTTGCTCATTGGGCAACAATGATCCTGTCAATGAACTGACTGTGACCTGCAAAGACGGTCCTGGCTTGTTTAAGAAGCACTTCCTTGGCTTATCGAATGGTGTCTCGTACCTAGTCGAGCAAGGTGAACCAGTGCGTGCGAGTACCTATCACACTCGTATTGTCTTCAAGCCCCAGTCAATCCTCCCTGACATAGACTTCAAGGGAAGTACAAGTGAGCTTCTCTCTAACCATAACAATGATGGCTGATATGAAACACGCGGCAACTATAGTGTTGGTAATACCCGTTGGCCTACTCATGCTCCTTTGGTGGGCATGGGTGTTTAGTGTCCATTGGGCATGGTTCTTTGTACCTCTTGGCCTACCAGTGTTGTCTGTCCCTCAGTGGATGGGCATAGCCTTGTTCAAGAGCGCACTACTCTATCGCTACAGCCCTAGGGTAGACACTGACGAATGGCCGGGTAGGCAGGTTGTGTTTGCTTTCTTCATACCTACTCTATCGCTTGTGTTTGGTTATATCGTCCAACGATGGATGCTCTAACAAATGGTAGACCTAACTCTTGTGGTCTACTTCTTTGCGGGATTTGTTATCGCAACTCTACTAGCAAAAATAAAAGTCTAGAACCAATTGACCCCTAGGGATTTACCTAGGGGTTTTCTTTTACCTATAACGTACTCTACGAGGGGTACAACGGAGCAATCATGTTTAGTGACTGGCAGTCTACAGGTGAAGTGTCTCTGGATGCAAAGTTCGAGGAGCCTCCACCAGTACAAGAAGATGTTATTTTTGACTTGGCTAAAAGGTATTTCGATGGACTAATTTCTTTCTTTGGAACTAGTGAAAGCCTTAGTGCACTCTATGAGAACCCAATGACGGCAGTCACCCCCACTCTCCATAACGAATGGGTGATGTGATGTGTTGTGAAACCCGTATAGTCATTCTTTGGGCCATTGCTGTAGGGGCAGTGGCTTTAATCTTTTGGGGATTTGATTATGTGTGATTGGGCAATACCCGGTGCGAAGGTTATCTGTGTCAATGGTACACATGGGGCTTTCAGAAAACCGGGCATAAAATATAATCCAGACGTTAATCTTTGGCCTATTACTACAGGTGAGACCTATACCATCCACTCTGCATTCATTAATCCCGCATCAAGGGATGTGAATATCAGACTGGTAGAGGCTCGTAGGGATGTTGGTGTGACCACTGGTAAGTACAGCCACATCGAAGCGGGCTTTCATATAGGCAGGTTCCGTCCTGTCACCATTAAGAAGTCTGAACTACCAGCTTCATTGACTTCATTACTGTCTTCTCCCAAGAAGAAAATTCGTGCAGACATATTTGATAAGGGTAAGATTTTTGATCCAGTTTAATAAGGGGATTTTGAAATGGGTAAAAAGACAGGTAGACACGGGTTGATATGGTCCAAGGTTGATCGTATCCAGACTTCACCAGACATGAGGCGTGAGGTTCTCTTTGAGACATCCCCTCGATTGGAAAGGGAACTAAAGAATGCCTACCGCCTATAAACGATTCACGCACAACCTCGATGGCCACAAGGGTGACATCTATAAGGTTATCTTTGAAGACGAGAAAGGGGCAGTCCTTGAAGGCCCTAATAACCATGAGAAGAGATCGTGGTGGTCCAGTAGTGCCATCGAAAACAACATGGTGGAGTACAAAGAGCCTGTAGTGGAGAAGTTCACTCGTGTAGTGCTCCGTAGTTTCCTTCCGGGAAATGTCTTCACAAGTAATATCAAGCATACACATACCAACGAAGTCATTGGGCATGTTGAGTTCATTCTGACTGATGGTAAGCTGACAGACGTGAGGGTTATCGATGTTTGAGGTAGGCAAGAAGTACAAACTTAAGAATCATCTCTACCAGTGCTTATTCGTTGGTAGTCAGATGTCAGTACTACGTAATGAGTGCAATTACTTTGAGAGTGCAGTACCCAATTCGTATCACCTCAACTATGTGGAGTATGTAGAGCCCCGTAAGGAGTTCTTCAACGCATATAAGAACGCTAGTGGGACTTACTACGATGGTCCCTATACGTCTAGGGAAGCGGCACACGGGTTTGTCGATGATGCTGTCCTATATAAGTTCTATGGTACCCTCATTGTCACCCATCACTCAGACGGTAAAGTAGAGACTGAGTTTCATATCAAGAGGAAGTAATATGGTGAAGTTTGATCCAGAGACGCTCTACGTTTGTGTGGAGCATGACGATTATGACGATGGCCTTAACGATCACTCAGGTGTCCGGTATGGCGAAGAGATATCGGATGAGGCGGAGATGTTTGGGGGAGTTGCTCCCAATTTTATCATCTATAAGCTCGTCCCTGTAGCCAGATTCAGTAGGTCTACTAAGATTGAGGAAATGTTTTGAAAGTAGCAGTATATGGAACCCTCAAAAGGGGTCATGGTAATAACCGCATTCTCCGTGGAACCTCAGAGTTCATTACGGAGGGTGTGGTTCGTGGGTTTAAGCTATATGACAGTAATTTTCCTGTCGCTGCCCACAGTCAAGACACTTGTGTTTCAGTCGAAGTGTTTGATATCGGCGATCCTGCCGAAGAAACTCCCCGTAGAGTACTGTATAACCTCGATAGCCTTGAGGGTTATCGTGAAGAAAATCCCTACCGGAGCATGTATCTCCGTGAGCCTGTGACTGTGCATGGTGACGATGGTGTGTCACATGAAGCCTATATGTATGTAGGTAATGAACCGTTCTGGTCTAACTTTGAAGGAATGAGGGAGTGCCCGAAAGATGACAACACGAATACCTATACTTGGGGAAGGTGATCTAAACGTAGGTGATCTCCTCTATGTCGATAATATGCCTACCTATGTATGGCGAATAGATCGTGTCCACAGTGAAACAAAGAGGGTCTCAATCTCTTTCCAGTCCTGTAATCACATTGGTGTCTGGAGTATATGGCATGACATAGGTCAGTCGAGATTTGATGAGTTCATATCGACACCAACTGTAGATAATATCTGGTACAAGAAATGCCGCCAGATACTCCAATACGATCCTGCCCAACAAGGGGATACTGACGATGACATCTAAATCTAAGATCGTAAGTATTCCCCTACTAGGTCCAGACAAGTTCACCATTGTCCAATGCGCTAATGCAGACGAGGTAAGGGTAGGTGACATCTGGATGTACTACTACAGCAGTGATCTAATACGAGAGTGTTGGGAGGTGAAAGCCATTGTTGACGGTAGGAATGATGGGCACCGTTCCACTCAGAAGGCTTGGGTTTGTAGGTATGGCAACAGCCAGGACCGTCTTTGGGGTGCATATAATAGCATTTATATCAGGGCTGATTGGTGGTCTGAGGTGGTCTGGAAGCTAGTACGTATGCTTGAGTATGATCCTGCACAACAGGGAGACACTGATGACGATATCTGATGCTGACCTCGACAAGAGGGCACAGGCAGTGATTGAAGGGAGGGCACAGACGATTGGTGCCCTTCGTCGTATTGTAACAAAGAAAAAGACCCATTGGTCTGTAGAGGATAAGAAATGAGGTTACGTTCTGATCTTGAGTTTGGCCTTGGGTGTTTCTTCATCCTCGTAGGCATTGCATTCATGGGGTTCATAGTGACAGCACTTATCATCCGTACTGGTGTTGCACAATTCTTTGCCTACACAGGTGTTATTGTTGCTATTGGGAGTGCTGTACTCCTCCTCATCTACCTACTCTCATTCATCCCCTCCATAGTTGAGGAGATTAAGTACTACTACAGGAACAAGAAGTACTTTAAGGCTTGTAAGGCTGAGAAGGAACAACTGGCCAGACACGCTGAGAAGATGAAGACTGTTCGCCTGTCTCTTGGTGGGGATACTTCAAGTATACCTTGAGGTATTAACTTAAGTACTTAACATAGGTTAATAAGAATATCTTTAAGAACTTAAAGGGTATCTATAGGTTAAGTACCTAAAGGTATTCTTTAAGTACTTAAAGAGATAGGGTACTACAATCAAAGGTTTTTGTCAATGGTTATTTACAACCGCTTATTAAATTCTTTGTTGTCAATCATAAGGAGGCGTCCGTTGGTTTTAAACGTTGGTGATCGTGTAAGATATTCATATCCCGGTATGACACCCCATCATTGGAATGGTTCTCAAGGGATCATTAGGGGAATAACCTTTAGTCACATATTTGATACTGATGAGGGATTTTACCTAATCGATTGGGATGAAGGTAATCCAATCTGGACACACATTAGGTCTGGAGAATCTAGGTCTTTTACTGTTGACACCGTATGGGGTGCATCAGTTCTTCGTTTTGTACGTCCCTCAGTCCTCCAATATGACCCTACTCAACAGGGTGATACGGATGATGACATCTAGGCATACGCTCTTTGACACACAGAAGGCCATACAGAGGCTTTAGGGGTGTGAAGGGTATGAACTACCATTAGAGTATTAATCGCAATCTATGAGGCAATCTAAGGATTTTC